GGTTTAAAGTTAATAACCTGAGTACCGTACTTACGCTCAGCCCTAAGAGTGTCTGAAGCAGATGTTAATTTTTTAAGAGTATCTAAACGCTTACTGAATGATGCTTCGTCTGTTAAAAGAAGGAGTCTTTTACCTATAAGACTGTGCGCCTCAAACCTATTAGTTTCAATCGTCTCCAAATCGCTCGTGTGTGTGCCTGTAAATCCAGCTAAGGCAATAAGAACCTGTTGAAGCGTGGATTTACCTGAACCACCAGCGCCAATTAAGTGCAGAAATTTTTCGCCCGTTGTGTAACCCGTCAATACGGCTCGACTAAATGCCTGAATCAAAATAACTTTGTCAGGTTCGACTGCCCAAGTTAACCATTTTATAAATTCTGGGCAGGTAGCTTTTGGGTCGTAGTCGTACGCAAGCTTAGTTTGAAAGTACAGGTCTTTTTTATTTCCTGGTGCAAAACTGTGTTCTTTTGTGTTGTACACGCCGTTCTTAAACGCAATTAAGCCCCGACCAGCTTTCCAAATCGAGTTTCGTCCGCCGTCAATTGACTTAAGAAGTTTGGCTTTCAAAATTTGAAAAACAGAACTTACGGTTGCAGAGTTGTATTTGGGTAGAACCCCTGCCGTAACGAAAGTATCTAACGTATTTACAATTCTGCGTTTGATGTGATGTTCGTCGTTTATGTACCAAATTCCTTCATCCGTATCGTATGCAAAGAATTCATCTAAACTTGAATCAAATAAAAATTTATCCCCGTAATTATTTACAATTACATCAGCGATATCATTTTCTGAAAATTGCCTATTATTTGTCTGCAATTGTATAAGTTGAGCTGGAGATGACGGTGTGGGCGCTGAAGACATAGGAGCTTTTGTTGTTAGTTGTGTTGATGTTGAGGTAGTTTTTGGTTGATCTTCAATTACTAAGATTGAGTTACTTGGTTTGGGTTTGTTATTTTTAAGATCTTCTTTAACTTCGTCTGGGCAAATTGCGTCGAATAAAGTTCTGTCTTGAGCTTTTATCTTTTTCCAGATTGCTGTTTCGCCTGTATCGGCAGCTAAAGCAATTGCTGGTTTAAGGTTTGGTGCGTCTGTGATGCTGCTTAGGATTCGGTCAAATTTTCCATCCAGCTGTGGGTCGTATTCGTAGATATTCTCGAACACTTGGTTCGCTGTGTCAAGGGGGGCTTTACGGACAGCAATACCAGCCGTATTAAGCCAGTTGCACCAACCGATAATTTCTTTGAGCGCCGCAGCCATCGCAAATGAGCGATCTTCGACTTCTTCGCCGTCCAGGATGCCTCGCACGCTGGCTGCTAGAAGTTGTTCTAGGTTTATTCCATCCGCATTAACTTTGGCGTTAAGCGCCTCAGCAGAGCCCTCACGTAACACAGACTCTTGCGGCAAAGATACATATTTTTGACTGGCTTGATCAATTTTTTGAATAGGTATATAGTTCTCACTTATGTAAATAATTTCGCTACCTTGCTTAGCGCCATAAAACAAGTTAGGTACTTGTGTAGCACGGATATCTGAGCCAGGAATTTTTTTAGATATTTCGCGCAAGAACCATTGATAAAATCTTGTATCAATAATCTCTTTTTCAAGACCAAAAACCAATCTAAATCGCGGCCAATCAATATCATGACTAGGAGAGTAATAGGCAAAACTTAAATATTTCTTGCATACATCCAGCTCAAGAGCTTGCTCTATTGTTAGCTGTTGCTTTTGAATTTTATTTCCGTCGTTATCTTTTCCGTCCGCTTGATTATCAACATCGATAATAATTAAGCCTGCCTTTATACAGCCTGTTTCGTTACGAGAACGCTTGCCGTCAATTAAATGCCACGCACACAACCCGTATCCATTTTTAACGTTTTCAGCAATTATTGAAATATCAGTAAAGTCTGAAATCCAGTTTTCATTAAACGCTTTAAAATTGCCGCCAGTCGCGATCTTGCCGGTTTTTGGGCTGACGTGTTTCCGAACCTCAACGTTCCGGCTGTAGTAAAACTTCATCGATAGTTCCCGCCCAGACATTGTGGCACACACGACCCCCCGTGGCCAGCGAAGAAACCCTTAAGGGTGAGCTTGAAGATTGTAGAACTTTTTGACAACCTCCATCCATTGCTCTTCGTGTTTTTCAATATCGTTTTTACCAAAAGTAAATACTTGAACAGAAAATTCTGGAACAGGCGTGGACACGATTATTTGTGTTTTATCTATTTTTATTCCTAAGCAACTCTCAGCAGCTTTTTTATACGCCGCTAGTTGTAGTTGCGTCTTCTTAAGTTTAAATACACCTGAGATTAAAGCTTTACGCAATTTATCCTCCATCAATACCCCTGCCTTAGGGAATCTGAAACTATATGGACCTGCAGAAGTTTTAAAATCTCCCAGTATTACTTCACCATTACCATCGATATAAATAATGTCACAACATCCAGCGTAACCATAGCCCGTAATCTCGTCGTAATAATGGATGCGGCCCACACCATCTTCTCCCGTATAACGAGACCACTGCGGTTGGTTATATGGTTTTTCTGACCACAAGACCTTGCCATCACTTAATAGCTCCGTTAATCTTTCGGGCATACCCTCCCAATAAGGAAAATACTCGCGGGGCGGTTCGACTCGCAGCCCACGTATCCAGTTCTCCACAGCATTATGAACAAACGTTCCGCGAGCGGCAGCGTTCTCTAGCGCTCCCGGATTCATGACGTTCCAGTGAGCCAGCTTCTTCTGAGTTTCCTCCGATTGCGTGGCCGAAAGAATACTTGTAACGGAAGGTAACGGTTTAGGAATTCCAGCGCAGTTGTAGTGCCTTAGACCGTTGAGTGTAAGTCGTGTTTGAGACACATCAAGGTGTCGAATTGATTATATCTTACTCTTCTTTTACCTAAAATTTAGTGCTGGGTGCCTTGGAGGAATGTCGTCATTGTCGTCATCATCGTTATCAAATTCATCTTCATCGTTTTCATCTTCGCTATCCACAAAAAATTCAGATTTTTGATACTCGAATTCTTTAGTTCTGTCGTTCAGTTCTTCGGAGATGCACATACCTGCGCAAAAACTTTCTGTAACAACTTCTGCGCACTCTTCGGCAGTTCGAACTGTCCCATCCGGGGAGACGCATTCTTCCAAGAGTTGGTTAGAAACCAGTAGAGCGGATATTTTGTCAAGCTTGGCATTTGTTGCTACTAGGTGATCAAGGATAGATCTTTGAAACGCTTCAAATTTTTGTGATTTAGATGTCATTCTTGTAGCGGAGGCAGGGGGTCAACGCGGTCCCAATCTAACCCGAATGTCACTTGAGTGCCATCGCGCCAATTTTCCGGACGTTGGAAGACGAACCAACAACTGGTCACAGAGTCTCTTGTACTACCCAACGCACGAAACTTCGGGCGTGGGTGGAGAACAACCATATTAGTAAGTTTATTTTTTAATAAGAATGTTTTTCTCCGAGTAACTGGTTCGATAAAAGACAATCTATCTAATACAGCTATTCCTTGAGTTGCTATTTGTATTCCATACTCCAGTATGTATTCACTATAGTCTGGAATGCCTGTAGTACATGCAATTACCCAATCGTATTGTTTTTGTTTTTCCGACACCCACCATATGGGATCCGTTAAGTTTTGTTCGTCTTCGTTTCGGGTGACCACGAAGTTATGTGATCGAAGTTGATCCGTCAATACACTAAGAGGATCATAAGGCACCAGCACCGTACCCGTTATATAGCTGTGTTTTATAAGGGCGTGTGTTACACCTTTAGGAATGCTGTAAAAATCGGACACCGGTGTGCGGGAGTCAAGGTCTGCAAAGCTTAGCGGAGTATTGCTAGCGCGGCCAGCTGATAGTGATTATAGTTAGCACGTAAGCCCTAAAGATTATGTTAAGTCTTGAGTGGGTCACTCCCGAGCAAAGCTTCATGCACCAACGCGTGATGATGGATGCTAAAAAGTTAAATAAAGAAGAGTTACTAGAAATATTCGAAGGTATTCATCAACAATACCAATTACGCAATCACTTATTTGTGTGTCTTACCAAGTGGTGCGTTAGGAACGGAGTAGAACTTCCGCCTTTTTCGGAGTTGTTAAAACCCAGTACACAGAGCCCCGAAGATAAATAGGCATAAAACCTAACCGTTCAACATATTTTGAAAGTGCTTGCGCCTCTCTAAAATCGTTGTGGATGATGAAGTCAGCGTCATTCGGTAAAACTTTGATTGCTTTTTTAATGAGGATAAAGCAAACTCGTAACTGTTTTAAAGATTTATAAATTCGTTCACTTACCACACGTTTTTTTCTTTTGTTCATACGCTGCGCGTACCAATCATTACTAGCTCGTTTAGATTTATTTACCACTAACCCAATACTCCAAATATTTTTAGTTAACTTTTTGCAATAGATAGTACACCAAAAACGATTAGATTTTTTACGTAAAGTAATTTGTTTCACAAAAAAAACGGGGGCCTACTTGGCCCCCTCAGTTTAATAGGTGAATTAAAAATCAAGCCCGAGAGCTTTTGCTTGTTCTTCTGTCAGCTCAAGAGCCTTTTTCGCTTTTGGAGCAGGTGGTGAATTATCCACTTGCTCATCATCCACGACAGCAGGCATAAGAGATTTTGAAGGAACACGAGCAGAAGGAAGATTTCTTTCCCCCGGAGCACCACGCGTTGCAGCAAATTGGGCCTTAATTTCCGTGTGATCTGCCCCAAGAGGAAGTTCAACCAGATCCGATCCAGGAATGTGAGACTTGAGCGCCGCCGTGGCGAGCATCGTTCCCTTGTCGGATAACCAGGCATTTATATCCTCAATAAGGTTTGTTTCTTCTTCGCCCGATGGAGGTCGATCTGCAAATTCGAGAGCATTGAAGTTAATTTTTGCTCCGTCTGCGCCTGTGACCGGATCGCGTTCATTAAAACTGCGCGTAACAAATTTAGTTGTAGTCACAACAGAAGCGCAGTTAATTCTATTGTTATAAAGAGTTTGAAAGTAGCTAATAAAGTTTTTCTGTGATGACTTACCAGAAATCATCGCAGTAGTAACGCATCTAGGTGGCAGCAACCTGTGGTTCGGGCTTACACCGATGAAAGCAATTCGTAAAAACTCTTCTTGATTACGTAAGCCTAAATTTCCGAAGTAAGGAGTAAGACCCAGTAAAACAATTTCGATAGGGATACCGTTGTCGTTTTTATCGACAATTGCATTTTCCGAATCGATGTCGGACTTCCAGCGGCGAGCTTGAAGATCAATACGTAGTGTGTGAGGAGGTACGTTGCAGAGAATTTCGTCTGCAGAAAATTGGCCAGCGATAAATACCATGATTGGAATCAGAGAGAAAAGTCGATAGAACCTAGAGCGGCTGCAGCCACGACACCTTTTTCAGGGTCAGCGGCTTTTTTAGGAGCAACCTTTTTTGACTTGGGAAGATAGAGAATTTTATCGACGTTATAGTTTAAATACATTTTTTCGTCTTTCTCACTTGTTGAGACTTTACCAACTGCGATAGTTGGCGTGCCTGGCGCGAGTTCAGATAGCTGTTTCGAAAGTTCATTCCATGCTGTAATCTTTGCCCAAGAGGTTTCGTTATCCTCAGTTTGCCAAGCCAAAGAACGGTTTGTCACCGTGGTATCCGATAACTCTACTTCGTCAGATTTTGGACCCAAGCCTCCCGTCATTACATATAAATTGATCGCTAATAAATCGTCAAAGTTATCTTTTTGAACGATTAACATTGGCTGCATTTGTAGGACACCATCAGGTGTTGGCCTTGTCGGCCCGATAGCTAACAAAGTTTCCCCCTCTACTAATTTTTGTAGAAGTTTTCCGACGTAGTGGTTTGTCTTCTGCAGCAATTGAACTTTTGTAGGAACCCTTTTTTCAGAATTTGGAAGTGCCTCCGCTAATACATTTAGAGTCTCGTCGTCTGTTTGAGCCTCAGCTGTGACTCTGAGACCAAGAATAAATACATTCATTTAGTGTACTTTAAAGGATTGTGTGTTTACCATGAGTGCCTAAAAAGTCCTCACAGCCTGCTTATGGTATCAGGTTTACGAAGAAAATTCTGGATTACGGTTTGTTTTTTACTTTACTAGTATCAACTTTTTTTAATTTTCTAAATATTGTTGAACGATGCACATTTAAAGCTTTTGCGATTTGGTTTACTGACACTCCTTGTTGATTATATGCCTCTAGTAATTTTATATCTCCGATCGTTAACCGTGAATTCTTATGTTGCGTATACATAAAGTGATATGGATTTACGCACTCTTGACATTTACAGATAGGTTTTACAACTGAGTCAGTGGGGATATCCAGATAACGTAAAATTATATTTTTTACATATAATCTAGTGCCAAGGACGTAAACACAAGGCGAGTTGTTAGTAAATTTACCTTCCCAAATAGAGCAGCTGTCGTGCGAATAGCTATTAAAAGCTAATTTTTTAAATAGTTCAGATAATAAGTTATTTCTACTGGTTCCGTAGGTCAGCTCAAATCGTGTACCACAAAGACTTCGGCAGATGTCCGCCGACTGTGCCTGCGCGTGGTTACTATCGTTTGCGGCAACAGGCAAACTGATTTTTTTACTACTTGTAAACAACGTTAGATTATATTTCTCCACAAATCACTAAGTCTTAGTTAATTTACCGACGTATTGACGCGTACTCGGGAGAAGATTTGAACGCAGATGTTAGCGTATTCCACTCAGAAGCACTTAAACTTGCATCTGAGAAAGCGGGGTTTTTCAGCCACGATGCCGTCTCTAAACTGGTAGGCGTTCGACCTAATTGAGTTTGATACAAGTATTTAACCGCTTCTTCTGATGTTTGTGGGTTCATATTGCTCGGCTCGAAACTTCTAGCAGGAGCAGAAGCAGGAGCCTGAGCTGGAGTTGACGCTGCAGCAGGCGTCGAACCCCCCGCTGGCGGTTTCAGTTTTTGATACTCAGGAGACCCTTGAAATTGAGAAGTTAAGGATTTCCATTCTTCACTTGTAAGACTTTTATCAGCAAAGGCAGGGTCCTGTAACCAGTTTTTAATTTCGGATTGAACCGGTGTGCGACCCAATTGAGTTTGATAAAGATATTCAATAGCTTCTTCCGAAGTTTGCGGATTTAAATTTACAGGTGTAAAATCCCTAGCAGCTTCTTGCGGCACTTGTGGAGCAGTTACCGGTTTTTGCTCTATTTCTCCTTCTGGTTTCTTCGGCGTAGTTAACTGTTTTAAAGTCTCTGATTGGCTTAATAAAGTTTTCTTTAAATCTTCTATTTGTGATGCAAAATCGGATGCTCCAGTCTGCGTTTGTGACAGCGAAACAGGGGCAGTAATAGTAACATTTGCGCTGCCGCCACTTGCTCCACCCCTAGATCCTTGTAGCATTTCTTTAGGTGTATAGCTAACAACCTGCTCTGCTGTTTGAGGTGCCCGACCTAAACGTCCACCGCGAGAACCTTTAGCAGGTAAACGCAGGCTAAGTTCGGGAAAATATTTTGATAAAACAGATTCACTTTCCTCTACATCCGCCCCCGTGGTAAAACCGAGAATATCACCAGCGATTCGCTCTGGAGCAGACGTTCTACGACGGGCCATTATTGGCAGCTTAACTTCCTACAGTTTAGCAGTGTTTAATTTGCCTCGACAAAAAATCTACGTAAGCAATGTCCTGTTTTTACAACTCTATTTAAAGTTTTTTGAAAATCAGAAGCCTCTTCATATGTCTTAAAAGTTTTAGCTTGATCTCTATTACTACAATAGTCGACAACGCGATTTTGCGTAAGAACCGTTTTAACATATTCACCAGCGGGGCTTAGGATTACCCAAGCTTCCCGAAACCTTAAATGTTTTAAGGTAGACACTTCGGCTTCGCTGTAGAGTTTTTTGACTCTGCATATTTTAGTCTGGATAATAGTAGTGGTTGTATCGTTTTTTTTCTTAATATTTTTTATAATTTTGTGTTCTTTTTTCAGTTTTCGAGCAGCGTTAGCCGCGTGTAACGGAGATCTAAACGCTTCACTTGTAACATAAATTTCATCATCTCCGATTACCACTCCGTGGTAACCTGCAAAAAGTTTTACTGCACAAACTTCTTTACTATTTTGAGTTTTTAGTTTTACTAAATCCATTTGGCCTGATCTTTTTTAAGAGTTTAGTTCGAGAATTGTCAATCGGTTGGAGGCAGACCGTACTTTAGTGAAACTCACTTGGACGCCCAGGAATCGCCAACGCTGGCGTCGGCGGCGGCAGGAACTGTTTTCAGCACAGTCTCGGCAGCCTCTTTCATAATTGTCTCTAATTTTTCTTTATATGATTCAGCTAGCTCTGATTTAACCTCTAAAACAATTTCGTCGTGAACACATGCGACCAAGAAAGCCTCGTTATTTAGATAATCGCTTAATTTTGCAATCGCTATTTTAAGAATATCAGCGCCAGAACCTTGAATCAGGGTGTTCGCGCTACACATCATTGTCGCATCGTCATAACTTAAAAGTCGTCGACGCCCGCAGGCTGTACGTACATACGCCCAACCGTCGGCCACCAGTGCCGCACGTTCTGTATGCCAAGTTTTTAGGCGTGGGTATGCCGCATGAAATCCTGTATGAGCGACCTTTGCTTCTGATAATGAAATTAACTTACCGCTCTGTGCAGCATAAGTTTTGTATTTCCTATAACCCATACCATATTGCAGCGCGAAGTTAAGAGTTTTGCCATCTTGACGCTCATCCTTCGTTACTTCTGAAATGTCTTTTTTGTAGATCAAACTAGCAGTTAGTGTGTGCAAATCAATTCCATCAATAAAAGCTTTTTTCATCTGCGGAATATTAATTAGCTCAGCACCAAGACGAAGTTCAATCTGAGCCCAATCGCAGATAACTAATTTATAACCAGGAGTCGCTACGAATATTTCACGGAATTCTTTCGATCGTGGAATTTGCTGTATGTTTATCCCAAAGACTGTTTTCGCTTTACGTGCCGCCGTTTTTGGTGCGCCACTACTTGTAAAACGTCCAGAGTTTGCACCAACTTGATTGTACCCGGAGTGTAATCTATGGGATACAGGATTTATATTTTCAAGTAACTTATTAACGTGCTCTAATTGTGTTTCTATTTTCGCTCTTTCTCTATATAAGGATAAAGTTGGATCTTCGCTATCAAATTCAGCTAACGCAACTTGATTCAAGGTAGGTTTATTTGTCTTCTGATCTACCGGCACCGAGATCCCACAGCTTGTAAAAGCTACGATTAACTGAGCAGTGCTGCTTGGATTAAATTCTTTATTTCGTTTTTTACCTATAGCAAGTTCACCTGTGTCTGTTCGAGGAAGTTTCCTATCATCAGGTAAACGTTGATCTAGTTCTAATATAAATTCATTTGTTTTAGTATCAAGTTTTTCCTGTATCTTAATCTTTAATTGTTTTAATTTACCGATGTCAATATTAAATCCTCTTCTACACATTTGCGCTACGGGTCGGATACATTTACTTTCGATTGAATATATTCCCAACAGATTCTCCTCTTTTAATTCTTCTAACTGTTGTTTTGCTATTAAAGGTAAAATTTTTACATCTTTAGCAGCATAATCTAGTTGACTCTGACTAAGTTCTTCGAGACTCCAATCACTCCGCTGCTCTTCTTTAGATATTTCTAACCCCAACCTACGTTCTGCAACTGCTTTTAAGCCACAGGAAATGTCCGCGAAATAAGACTTTTGTGTCTTAGGGGCAATTTTTTTCTCCTTAAAGCCCGCACGCAGTATTCTTTCTGCAACGTAAGTACAAAATACATTACCTTTAAAATCGCATCCGACTGAAGCTAAAAATTGTAAATCGAAATTGGCGTTATGAGCAACTAAAGTTTTTCGAGATTCTATGTAACGACTAACATCGTTTAGGTCTATTTTGAACGCGTCAAAAATATACACAGGATCTTCAATATCCTCCACTGAAGCGGAACATATTTGGATTAAACGCAACTGAGCGACCCAACTGTCGAGCCCCGTGGTTTCAGTATCGACTACAATCTTGTCATACTTACTTAATTCGGTTAAAGCTTTGATGCACTTTGAAGTTGAATCGATCAGGATAAAGTTCATAATTAGATAAAAAAGTGCGCCGCTATATTAAGCAGCGCACGTGAGGGAACTTAGTCGGAACTAATCTTTTGAAGCATAAAGACATACTTGTTATAGTTTTCTTCGTAATACTTTTTATCGTTTTCTAAAGCAACTTTAATGCACTTAATGATTGTTTCAGCATCTAAAAACTCGATAGCTATCGAGAAACTTTCAGCTAAAGATTCAATCAATTCTTGTTCATAAATTTCACAGCTGTCATTATCAGGAGTCATCGATGCACCTCAAGAGTTTTTTCAATGTAGCGATCAAGGTCGGCCCACAGTTTGACCAAATTGTTCCCTCGTTCTGAAGATTTAATCTTGTAATAAAGTCGACGGGTGCCGTCCGCACTTGGAGAGTTAGTTTTCGTATACAAAGCTCCCACTGACAGCATTTTCTTTTGCTCTATTAAATTATGCTTTTTGCAGTAAACTAAACCTTCTCGGAGCGCAATGTAAAGTGGTGACACATGAAAAGTATTTCGCCTCTTTTGTCCACTACTTAAATCAACAGGCATATACATTGTTTCATTACTATCCCATTCGAAACCTCGCAAAAACTTAGAGTTTTTCATATGTAATTTACTAATGAGGATTTTATTAATTACACCGATAGCTGTTTCTCTCAAGGTCACCCATTCTTTTTGTTTCGTCGCGTTCAACAAGAGTGCAACACCCAATGCTGCATAGTTTGTCGTGTTGTTGAGATAATCGATAATATCTTCAAGACTGGTATTTTCTTCCTTCGAAGCAGGAAGTAAAGTCTCGATAACTTGTGCTTTTACCGTGTTTTGTTTTGTTTGTTTTTGTTGTACTGAAATCTTCCAAGCTAATGAGGCAAGTCCTTGGTTTTTGTTACTAACAGATAATTCAAAAAGTTTATTAGCGTCTAAACTTTTAGAGTCAATTAAATCACTGATGTCAATAATTGGTTTTGTTCGATCTTTGTCGGAGGACGCTTCTAACAAAGCTATAGCTTCGTGCGGCTCGATTGGGGTTCCGTTGAAACAAAATTGAAAGTTCATGTCAAAGAAGTGCATGACGGGTACAGCATAGACAAGGAAGATAAGTCAACAAGGTCACTACATAAGATTTAACAGTTGTTTTAGTTTTGTGTTATATGCTTAGGGACAGCTGCGCAAATACGTTGTCTACATTTAAGCACCATCTAAGGATGTCCTCTGTTAGCTCTTCGCTTATCTCTTCAAAATCGTTATCGGTGATTCTTAGCATTTCGTTTATGATCGGCAATTCGTCTGTTCCAAAAAATTTTAATAAATAAGGATTTAAGTTAATTCCGATATCATAACTAGTTCCTGTCGCATAACCGTCATTATCTATTTTAGTTTTTATTAACGAAAACATTTGTATACTTTTAAAGTACTCTATACGACAGTCAGTGTATATAAATGTTTCTCTTTTTTCGTCTGTGTTTTGTATAGTTAGTCGAACGCAATGTGCAACCCAGTGTTTGAGTTTTTCGCCTGTTATATCTAATTCACAGTAAAAACTACTTATCTCTTTTATATCTTCTAGGATTGATTGAATAGAATTACAACACTTCATGATCCCTTAAGAGTTATTAAGCTCCAAACGGGTTTTTTGTTAATAACTCCGGTACAAACATATACTTTGCCTGTCTTCGTGCAAACCCAAACAGCACCCCTCGGATCCTTCTCGGTCGATTGGGTCGTCGGACCCCGACGTGAGTCGTATTCGGCAATTAGGTTTGACAGCTCCCGTTGGACGCTCTGATCCGAATCCATTGGGTTATCACCGAATGCAGCGTTGGATTGAATCTACCGCATTATCCTGATCTGACAAATCTACTGAGAATATCTCATCACTAAAGTTTTTACAGATTGCTGGAACTGCAGCATTTATACACACTGTATTCCATTGAATACCAGTATCCTGCTTAAATTTATTTAACCTCTTTATGTAATTGTCGTGTACCTCACTGTTTCCGTCTGTAATCATAAGTATGTCTGCCTTTTCGTTTATTCTTGCGCGATCTAAAGCGTGAGCAAGCACAGCATTAAAACTAGTGCCTCCTCCTAGTGACCACGTACAAACAAAATCAAGCAACTCGCTGTTATTTTTTCTATTTGAGTCCAAACAGACTGAGCTATCGATTCTTGTATCGAACAAGTGGATCTGAACTTCGCGATTTTCTTTTAAAGCTTCCTCAGCAATTACGATGGCGATGGCTTTGCTCCACAGTTCAGCTTCACCGCTCATTGAACCTGATACGTCAATATACATAACGATGGGACCTTTACCAATATCTTTACGATGCGATGTGTAGTCTTTTGTGAGCAAAGTTTTCTGAGCGTATTTAAGCGCAAATAAGGCTTTGCCTTCCGGCGTGGCCGCCAACGCTATCTCGGCAGGAAATGCTTTCGTTACGTCTGCGTCAAAACAAGCTCCTGTAATTGCTTCGTATTTATCTTTTGCTTTCCTTGCTTTTTTTCGTTCTATCCAAATTTTTCTAAGAGCTCCTAATTTTTTTATAAGCATTTTTAGTTCTTTATTATTTCTAATTTTTTTTGCTAAATCTTTTTTTGCTTCGAGATCTGGTTTATGTGTGCCTGTTCCTTTCTGCTCACCGTGCAGTGTATTTAAAGCCTCGTTAGTTTTATCGTGTTCTTTAATCGTATTATCAATTATTCGGTGTGAGTTACTTTGAATTTTGTCTTTCACATTTTGAATAGCTTCGTTAATAGCTTCCCCCAGAGCTTTACCCTCCTTTCGTAGTTGATCAGCTTTTTTCTTATCCCCATTATTTAAAGCTTCTTGATATTGTTGGCGCAATTGGTCTAAAGCGCTTTTACTAGCCGTTAGTACATCTACATTAAACTGACCCCGTTCTATAGCTTCAACAATTACGTTGGATAATTCATTGAGTATATTTACAGCATTATTACCAGCGTTAAACTGATCACCCACCGATCGTTTTAAGAGTTCCGGCCAAGCCGCCGCTTGACTTAAGTCACTCATAATGGAATACCATATACCGTTTTCTGGTTTGTAGCCTTCAGGTATAGCTGTAATGTCCCCGTCGCATACTTTGCGAAAGTATGTTTCATAGGCGTCTTCACTTACTAACCAGTTAACGTTATCTGCTGAGTACAATCTTTCAAATAACTCTTTACCGAACCTAGATAATTGTTTAACTTTATAGTGGTCTATCAGGTAAGTTACAAGTGGGCGACTATCGCGAACAAAATCCTCCCAAAGAAAATCTGCCAGAGCTGAGCATGTCAGTGTGATAGGTTCGTTAGCTGCGATCCGAATAATCTCGGTGTGAGTTGTGAGGTTCATTGTGCTGTTTTACGTGTATTGGTGTTTAATCGGAAGCTAATTCACTTAGAGCACGAGCAAGCGTATCACAATGATTTTGAAGGTTCTGCTGCAACTTTACTCCCGTTGATCGTGTCCCAATTGACATTTGGTAGCGGGTGCCGTCAAGAATTTCACCAACTTTATCCCTTACGGTTTGCATATCCTTGTGGTACTTACGGAGATTGACAACGTAATCATTTAAATCTCCTAGACCCTTAGCTTTATGTTTATGTGCATGACTTGTATATTCTGCCATAATTCCAGCTGCAGCTCTCTTAGCATCCTTAAACACACGATCAGCAGTCGGTACTTCTTGCTCAAGCACCTCCTCAATTATGTCTTGATCTTCTTTCGTTTGGTAGACAATATGAATAAGGCTATTGTGCATGTGTTCTGAAAACAGCTGATCGTCCCCTTGAACCAGAGCCCAAGCTTTCAGAAACTTAAGGATCTGCACACGTCTACGGTCACTAATAACTATGTTTCTTGTGGCAAGCATCTCCCAAACATTACTAAAACGATCTAAAAACTCCTCTGAAATTTTAATTTCATCTACGAATTCCTGTAATTCATAAAGCTCATTCATAGACAGATGAGCACCTACTTTTGGACGTTCTGATAGACCCAAAGCCCACTCGTCAAGTCTTCTTTTCGATACTGGTTTACGGAGAAAGTCCACGGTGGGGCGGAATAAAAATCTATCCGCAAAAGCCTGCAACGCTTCTTCGTCAGGCCAACTGTTTGTCGCTGCGACTATTGATTGAATTGGTGTTTTTATAGTGTCCCTACCGTTATTAAATGTTCTCTCATTAAGCAGAGTTAGTAGAGAGTTAAGAATGGCTGAACTACCTCTGAATAACTCGTCCAAAAAACCAATGTGTGCATCAGGTAAATAACCTGTAATATCGCGGGTATATTCGTCCTTAAGCAATTTTGTTACTGCTACAGGACCAAAAATTTCAGAAGGATCGGTGGTGGGAGTAAGCAAATAACCGAAATAATTACTCCCATTAATTCCGTTGCAAATGCTACGCACTAGATCAGATTTGCCTGTACCAGGAGCTCCAAGCAAAAATGCGTTTTGTTTGCTCAACAAAGTGGCCAAAAGACCATCGATAACGTGTTCCCTCTCAAGAGACGACGCGTTAAGTGCGCCGCGAAAGTTCTGCAGTTTCGTGAAAAGTTCGTCGTTCATGATTAAAAATTGATTGGTTTAGTGAACTTGAGCCAAAGTCGGAGCCGGTTTCGAGCGTGGAAACTCAAGGTAGTTTGCGCTCACCCAACAGTCCAAAGTTAGTTTTTCTCTTACAGCGCTTAGCCTTTGTGCTGCAACATCGAATGTTGTAAAACTCACTGCGTCTACGAGAGAGTCTGTGTAGCATTCAATATCTTGTAGAAATCCCTTGTGAGATTCGATTGTAAAGATTAAACGTTTCATTAGAAATCAATAGTTTCGGGGTTGTCTGAAGTTGTTTCATCATCCTTAACGTCAGAGATTAACTGTGACAGATCGTCCCCAGCAGCATCGATCAATTCTTTACGTTGAGCAATAAGTTTATTCAGCTGTTTTGAACGTTGTGCGTAAACATCAATTTGTAAATTGGCGTCCTTTATTAGAAGATTTAAGCTGTTGGTGTTCTCCGCATTTTTAATTCGATCGCAAAGAGTTTTATATGTAGAAGAGAGCGCAAGTGACTGTTTCAGGGTGTCAAGACCTTTAGATGAATCACGTGACTCACAAATAGAGCTGAGTTCCGTACGAATCTCTTCTTGAACTGCGTAGAAATTGTCAGTTCCCTTTTGACGAGTTAGCCGATCCTTCGATTGAATGTCATTACCAGCTTCGAGTAACTGATCAGCCAAGTCTGTAAGCGACTCAAAACCGGGAACACTATCGCTAATGAGCTTCAACTTTTGCGCTGTGAGCTGCCAACTTCCCCGTTTTTTATCGCCTCCAGTTTGTTGGCGACCAACCTTTGACACGTGGCGTACATCGAGATCATCCAAAAGTTCCGCACTAATAAGCAGAGCTTTATCTGCTGCGCTATTACGTGCTGCTTCTAAAACTTGTTGGGTGTTAATTTGGTTTTCGTACGCTGCCAGAGCTACGAGATCACCTTCAATAGGTTTGCTCACTGGCTCCATTGAGACTGGTAGCGGCCCTAATACAGAAACTCGAATTGGTGTTCTGTATTCTTCTTTCGTCGGAAAGAAACGCATGTAAGCGTCGAACGCAAGATTGAACTCATCCGAATCGTTAAACAAAGGTTTAAGGATACCTTCAGCAGTTTGCTGCCACGAGTTAAACTCCTGTTCCCACAAATCTTTCAGTCTTTCGTTTGCTTCTTTCGCTGCCCTTCGAATCTCTTTAATCAGTTCATTAGCGAGATAAAAGTAGGAAGAAGTGACAAAGTGAGCGTCACCACTGTGAATACAATAACTGTCATACAGATCACGCTGCATGACACGAAGCGCATCAAGTTCTGTCTTAAGTGCATTTGAGAGGTTTGGGCGAAGACTAACAGTGTTGTTCTTTTGAAGCGTTTCGATTACTGTTTTCGGTAGTTTAAGGTCATCAAATTTAATTTGTACAGACTGTCTTACATCTGCAGAAATAGAACACGTGAGCAAATAATGCGAAGTCATTTGAATTAGTTAAAGAAATTGTAAGGTTAAATAAGAGAAAAAAGTCCCCTCTATTTAAAAGAGGGGATCCTCCCACCGGGACCTAAGTCCCATGAGATCTTAGCGCTTTTTACATAAGGTAGACTGTTGTTCATGATGTTTACAGATTTGATTCTTGTCGTTTAATGTATTCGGGTCTACCCCTAGCAAACCCATTGATGTCATTGCACCAATAAAGACAAACATAAGCATACACAACCCGTTAAACATAGTCTCCTTAGAAATTAACCACATCATTTAATCCTCGTAAAAGCAAGAACAATTCGCTCAGTTAATTCATCACACGCACCTGAAACAACTAGCTGTTCAGTTTCATGCTTGAGTGCCATCTTGGCTAGCTTCAAATCTCTCTCAATTTTGACTACTTTTGCCGCAAGCTTTTCTAGCTTTGTGTGCTCTGTGGGCTTTTTATGCACTCGAACTACGATGTTTGTATTCATCGCGGGGTAACGAAATCTACTTTCAGAGCCAGAAAAAATGCTTAGATCAAGTCCTTCAGATTCCGCGATTGTTACATCACGAAGTAAATTATCTTTTGCCGCACTATACGTAACGCCAAAAGATTCGTTTAATTGTGTGTGTGCTACATCGAATTCGTCGAATGCTTCTGCGGCAACAGACCCTAGAGTTACAAGGTCAGAGGTTTTAATTGTCATAAGAAGTTGATGTGATGAACGGTAGTTGCGCCGCGTTTGTACAGGCCGGTGCCGCCCGCGTTAAGATCGTAGCACACTGTGCCGATCTTGTAAATAAGTGAAGTCGGGGCCGAGGGAATTAAACCCCCGCAGACCGTGCCTACACCCACCTAAGCACGGTGGCCAATCGGACGCCCCGTCACTTAATTTTAACGTTTTGGGTAAACGGCAAGTTGATGTTCTTTTAAATCATTAAACTCCTGCAGAATAAGATTTTTAGCGTGAGATTCTGTCTTTGCTTCGATTGAGCATTTATAAGCCCAACCGTTTTTGCCCTTTCGAGCGAAAACATCGAACTTTTTCAGCGTGGCTTTGTCGTATGGATACTGAGACACGGTTTGACCAAGAGTTAGCACGAATTTAATTATTGTAGTGAAAGTCGTGTACAATTCAAGTCGTTGTTTTAAACTGTTTTACAACTTTTATAGTCATTTATAGTGTTTTTAGCGACTAGCTTAGTTGCTCATAATTTAATAAAAACTTTTAGTTATAAGTTCTCACTTAACGCGATTTTCTTAGTAATAAATATGTTTATATTTGTTAAAACTCATATCCTATCATCGTTCAATCGTTCGATTTGCTTGTCTAACAGTACGCCATTAAATGCACTTACGCACCCTTGCGCGAATCCGCTTGCGTAAATGTACGCATCTTTATCTGAAACAAAGTTTCGCTGAATCTCAAACTCTTGTTTTTGTCCGTTTGAATCTACGATCTGAACTTTAACTTTGTAGTAATTCATGGAGCGTTAGTTAGTTAAGTCACTCACGTTGAATGAATGCGACTTGCGCAAGCCCACGCGGTCGTAATTCTACAGTGTCCCCGTAATCGAATCGGTTACATCGCAAACCATTCCAACCGATTTCACGTTTAGCACGTCGAATTGCGTTCGTTTCCTCTGCTTCGATACAGTGTTTCTCAACCCAACTGTAGTTGGCTTGGCCACCGTAAGTGTCGGTGACTTCGATGTAGTAAAAAGCCATGATGATTTTAATGATGTAAATAAGTTAGAGCGTTTAATTTTTGTCGTCGAAAGTAAAGTTTTCGTAGATAATAAGGTTTAAAATAATCAGTCACACTCTGTCGTTGTCGATGTCGTCAATAAGTTTCTCACATAGTTCATCATCAACTCGTTCAAGTAATACTCGGGCCATAAATAATGTGTAACCGTGAAACTCAACTAACGCACGTAATCTGTCGCGAGCAATATCGCCCTTGGTATATTCGGAAGGTTTCATAACATTAAATATCCTCAATTTTATATTCGATTGTTTTAACGCACCAACCAACAACGTTAGTAATCTCTTCAACTAAGTCATCTTCGCTATAAGCGACCCAAAGTTGATTGCAGACTTCATTGATAATCTCAAGCTGTTCTTCAGGTTGGAGTTCATCATCATCCGTGGTGAAATCGAATGTAATGTCGGTGACTTGAAACAACATAGCTCTAATGAATTACGGTTGCGTATTTAGTCATGATTGTGTAGTCTGTGCGATTCTCCATTTGAGTCAAACTATATGGAGTTTCTAGGAACCACTTATGATCTTTCTGGTAAATACCTGCGCTAGAAAACTCATGAAGGATAGCATTAAGTCTGCTTTTTGTAGTAGGTGAAAACCAACCACAATTATTTATAGTAATTTGATCGTGTTCAATCGTAGCGATGTTGTTGTCGTGTAGATATACATTTATTCGTTCGATCGGGTGTGCAGCGTGGGCAAAATAAGTTACAACCACACGAGTGTTGTCTTTGCTCCAATCTTTACAATCAAGAATGGCGGCAATCATTTGTCGTTCAATAAGTCGCATGATTTTAAAGATGCAAGATTAATGAGTGTGTAGAATGGACGCAGCATATGAGCTGATCCATGCGTTTTGCTGGTGACACCGACGTGTCGATGTTGGTTCCTGGGGATGATTCACTAATGGCGTCATCGTATGAAGATCGTCAGCGTGATCGGCAAGATGCACAGATTCTATACCGTGCAATTAAAGCAGGGGAGTTAGGTGACCCTAATTCCCCACAGTTACAGGATGCGATGAAGCAGTTGTTAGATCAAATTAGTGGACAACGCTTACGCGGTGTTTAATCTTCGTCTCCGAATGTGGCGTGATAAACATCATTGAACTTGGTGTACATGTTACTGCGTTGATCGTAAACAAGTTCCGCACCATTCGCACTTAAGAAATAATTTTTCTCCGTTTGTGCGTTGCGTAGATGTTTATACCAATAAGATGTTGAATCATGTAGAGCTGCACATAGATCGTACAACTCATCCCTTGTTAACGTAACTGTGACGTGAAACTGTTCTTTCATGATGGTGTTTTGAGTGAGGTACATTGTCAGAAACTGGCGCTAAGTGGGATCTGTCGTAGACGACACATAGACTCAATAATGTCTTTCTTAAGTTGTTCCTCCTGAAGGAATTGTTTCGTTGCTGGTGTATCTTTATCCACGCTGTTAGATAATGCGCGGATTGTATCTACTGTAGTTCTGTACCACTTCTGTAGTTGATCGTCTGTCAGCAGACAAAAAGCACCGTGGAGAACGATTGCGATTGTGTCGATTGACTCGCTACATATGCGAGACTTGTATACACTATAAGCCATGATGATTGTGATGTTAGTGTGATTGTGTGAGTTTGCCCCGCGTCAGCGGGAGATAACTTTGTCGCCGTTATCTTCGATCTGCGAAGTAACAACAACTCTGCCGCATAGTGAGTTATATGCTGCAGGACATTCACGCATTAAATGTCTGCACATATCTTGCTGCATGTAGTGCTTAACTACTGCGAGCAGTTGATCTTTGTGAAACTCAGGGAAGTTTGGGTTGTACATGATACTTAGCGATTAGGATTGCAGGTTGATGGTGTGACGTTGACTGTTGTGATGTTGCCCTCGATAGATAACAACACCCGATCAATCTCATCGATTGCTACATCATTAGCAGCAAACGTACTAGGGTACTTGTTCAACATGCGCAGCAATTCTGCGCGGTAATCTACTAATGCTGTTCGCAGCGTGGTTGCAGATAGTGTGTTCACGATTCTTTCCATGCTTTACAGCAACGTGAGCTTACATAATAGTCTGCAGAATAATCGCACATTCGATGCTCTCGAACCGTGCTAGATGCCTCCATATACGACTCAAACTCGTCGATAGTTTCTAGATAGTTGTGATTGATAGAGCGACGTTGGATGTAGTACATAATCAGTTTGCTTCAATTAGTTTGAAATCTTGAATGTCATAATATGCAATCGTATCTGCGCTGTGACTACGTAGCCGACGCATCTCATTGATTGCGCCTTTGTATGACTTAAAGAATTGATGATTCCACCGGCCACGAGTTTTAACTGCCACACAATATGTGGCATTCTTCTCAACTTTGCGACCTGTTGCGAGTGTAAATGTGCTCATGATTGTGTCTCAAATAGTTGATCAAAGAGTGAAGGTTCGTTCAATAAATTAATCTGCTCGCGAACATGTTGCAGACGTTGCAACAGTCGCGCATGTTGTTGTTGCATGTTATTTAGTTGATCCCAACTGTCTAGAACTTGACGCTGTAGATCAAACTTAACCCGCACAAGTTCGTCAGCATACTGTAGTTTATTCATGGTAATTACCAATAGTTACCTAACCGAAACTCGGCAACAAACTCACGAGCAATAGTTTCAGCAGCGTGGGAACGTGTCGGTTTGGAGAATAATATCTTCCACGATGTTTCCATACTGCCGAAACATTGAACGTAATCTTTAGCAGCAGGAATTAACAAATAGCGATCAACATAACCAATGGCACGGTCAAGATTAAACGTACCTTGCTTGTGAAACTTAGATAACGTTTTGCCCACCATGTTGTAGTGAGCTTCTGAAAAATTGCACGCGTAAAGTTGTAGCTCGCGTGCCGCAACTGTGTCGGGCATGATGATAGGAAGTTTGTGATTGTGTGTTGGGTTAGTTACAAATATCAGGAGTAGAAGCGTCCCATAATTACATCGCCGTCATCACATAGTTTAATTAACGCTCCACTAAAGAATGAATCTGAACTGTAACCGTGCCAACCTAGTTGTGCTAGGTCGCCGGTAGAATCCTGATCGATTCGCATGAAGTCGGACATAGCGTATACATAACCTTTGTAACTTATGAATGATTCATTCTCAAACTCTTCGTCAGACAAATAATCGAACTGTTGGCGAATCTTTGTAGCTTGTTTGTCACCAACAAATAGCTCAATGGTCAAGCCAGACATAGGCTGCCGTGGTTGATTGTTGGTCTTAATTGTCAGTTCAGTCATGTAGATACACCTGAGAAACTGTTAGGTTTGAGGGAGAATCCCTCATTAAACTATTAAGTTTAAGGAGAGAATCGACAAAAGTCTATGATCAAGAATGATCATGTTTGGTCCTAAATTGAACCTGCCCGCAGACAAGTTACAGACAAGATGAAACCCCACAGAGTAAAACTCTGGAGGAAAAGTGAAAACAATTTGCTAGGTATGTAGTTAGTTACAGTGCACAGAATGATCATTGGCTGATAACTAACCTCGCCATCGTACGGATAAGCGCCGACGTGGGAGGTTAATGTCCAATGGCCAGAGTACCTGCATCAAACACAGGTACGCTGGACAAGAAGATCTGCGGCACTGTAACTAACTACACCCTGACAAAGGTTGTATTCAGTTACAACTGGGCGAGAGTTGTTAACATTTAGCGCCCATAGTTTGCCTTAGTTACAGACTCTTTGTGTTCATGCAGTAGTCGGTGCATATCCAGTGGCCTACTGTGGTTCGGCTGCATTGCGCTGCTGCATGAATTGCATATTTATCTACACCGGGAGTTCCTTTCGCCGCATCGCTGCGTGACGCTACTGCCCTTGCCGGTGCCGAATTGTCTAAGTGCGGACTGGGTTCTGGCCGAGGCCTGCTCTCCAGTGACCTCAAGGTAAGGGCTAACCGGTTCGAACGTCAAGGGGGCCCAGCCGGTTCCCCAACTGTCACACAGCGCAGGGTTTGATCTAGAATAGAAACACACGCACGCACGCACGCACCCCCGCCCACGCGCATACATACACGCGCATACATACACGCGCACACACGCGCACGCGCACGCGCACGCACGCGAGGTTAGTTATATTTAGTGGCCGCGATTTGTGACCGCAATCCTGCCTGCAATTCGGCCTTTTTTTTATATATAGACTTTGGTCGACGGCGGGGGCGAGAAGGTTCTGATAATTTTCTGGGTAAACTGAGGTCCAACATTTTGAATGACAGCATAATGACAGCCTCTATAAAAAATTTCGGCGCAGATTTTTTGATCTAAAATAGTTTTATATAACTTTTAGCGCCGTGGCGACTTCAAAAAAGAAAAAATCCGCCTCCAAGCCTGGTTCTAAGCAACACGTTGGCAACGCCACGGCCAAAAAAGCAAAAAATGGCGGCAAAAAACGCTAATAAGTTGTTTTCTCAATAAGTAGCAGTTATTACGATTACGCGTAAATACGACGCTATTGTACTTTTATGTCTGCCCTCGTGGTATGGACTCTGATCAATTAAAAAAATGGCAAAAAGTTAAAGAAGAGCTTGAAAAAGCCAACAAAATAGACAGCCCTTTTTATAAAAGAGCTGTCGTTATTGTTACTACTGGTGTAGACCCCGGATCATTCTTAGACTAATTCGACTTTGAAGTAGATACTTTTAGGAAATATCTCAAAAAACTTCAAAGTTGCTGGGCACAGCCAACCTTTTAGATCGTTTTCGTTGGGATTTTCATCTTTTATAGTGTTTAAACAGTACCACGCGCCGTCATATTCCGAATATTGATAATAAAGTTTTCCTTGGTGTTGAGGAAACTTGTTACTTGAAAAAGTAATTCGAAAATAGTCTTGTTCAGAACCAATATTGAACAGTTTTATTACATGCGTAATTATTTCAGACATTCCAAGCACAAACGGTTCGTGCAGCAAGTCACGGCTGTCATCTGTAAAACACCAAAGACCATCATGTTTGTATATTTGTATAGTAAGCATTGAGTTCATAAAGTGTTTTAGTTTGGTCTTGCGTACTATAGCACACTTCCTCATGGATTTTTTTTGGTTGTACCCTGTTATAATTCTTGTATTGGTGGTCTGGTAGTGACTTCATCATATTTTTCCAACCCTGAGGAAATATCCCGCAAGCTTCGTGAAGCGAGAGTCAGCCCTCGTGGGGTTAGAGAATATATATTTCGCTCTTCGCGTGACGTAGGAGATTTAGACAACGCTCTTATAGATTTATGGGAATCCGGTGCTCTAGGTGATCCCGACGAGGACTATGGATATGAAAGTATCGACGGACCCGAGTTACGAGAGTTAGCTTCGGTTGAAGATTTCCCTAATCGTGTTCCGTTTCAAGGATACTCGATAGATCCTGATTACGAAGATTACAGTGCGTTTCGTTTAGCTGCTGAAAATCCTAAAGCAGCGCAGTATTTAGAAAACCAAGACTTTTCACTAGATCAGCCTGTACAACAAGCGCGTCAAGATCTTTATGACGCTTACCGCTCGCGACGTATAAATTCCAACGATTTAACCCGTTTAAATACTGCAGGAGAATCCGAGTTCTTATCCGAACAAGATTACGACCGACCCTCTACCGAAATCGTTAGCGATATAATTCGCAACGTTACTGGTGGGGAAGCAGATTACGCCGAACTTATGCCCCGCGTGGCTACGGCATTAGAAAGAATTGATGAGGTTACTCGCCCCGTTACAGCAGCGGTTAGGAGCTATGAAGCCGCCGCAAACGTAGCCCGTCAGCGTGGTTCCCGCAATCCGTTTGACGAGGAGCTTCGTTCCCGACAAAGAGGTGATTTATCAGGAGCTACTCAGTTAGGTTTACCTGTCGTAGAATCGAACCCCCTTATTGATCGTTTACTCCAAGGAGATTTGCCAAGTAGTTTTGAAGACTTTAGTTCTGAAAGTCCTGAGCTACTTCGCGCTGCAAGAAGTCACACAAGTAATCCCTATTTAACTGATCCAGAGTTAAACGTACGCAACCAGATATTACCCGAAGTAAGGGACATATTATCGGAGCGTCAAATTAATACTGGTGTAAACCGCTATTTGCGCGAACGCGATCAAGAAAGAAATGTTCGTAATTCACTTTATAACATTGAGCGCGACTTAAGTGCTTTGGGTGGAGAACAGGAGTTAATGCAACGGGCTTTAGCCAGACGCCCATCGGAAATATCTTTAGACTTTCCTGGACGAGAAGAAGGTTTGCGCCCAATACCAGGATTACCTCAGCAGTTAGCAAAAACCAAAGATTTAGCTGCCGAAAGTGAATTAAATGAGGATGCAAAAAAAATTAATAAGTACATTGAAAAATATCCCGAAACTGCGGCTTATTTTCAAGGCTTGGCCACGCGTGGCAAACCTAACGTAGAGCGAAATTTATCAGCGTTACAAGGTTATGTGGACACAGAACAACAGATATCTAAGCCAGAAGACCGTTTAAAATTATATAAAAAAATTGGAGCAGACTTAGGAGTTCCGGTAGAACAATTTAAACAACTAGAAACAAATTACACAAGCGGCGATCCCGCGAAACAAAAACAGGTTAATGATTATATTGCACGATTAGGTTACGGCTCTGATTTGGAGTCGATTAGTGCTCCAGCTTTATCACGTCGTTTTCCTGTTGTTGGCGGTGGTGGATATGATTCTGAGAATCAAGAAGTTAAAGAATTAAAAAAATATATTTCTAAGCGAGCACAAGATTTTGATTCCTTGCGTCGAAATATCTCAGGCAATAGTGCTTTGCAGTTACTCCGAACTAATAATCCGACGAGTTCTTTTTTATCAAGGGTTGGGGAAACATTTTCTTATGACCCGGAAACGCAAACCGCTCAAGTTGATCCTGAAGGTCCGTATAAAGTTGCGCTTTCCCGAGGACTTAATGAAAGAGAATTACGAATAGAAAATCCTTTAAGCGGGTTTATTAACGATGATATTTCAACAAATGTTCTTCGTTATTTAGCTGATAATCCTATAACTGACATACGTAGCATTTCTTTCTCTACTGCTACTCCGGATAACCCTGGTTTAGATTATGACGCTAAAGATATCCCACGTCCCGTTTTTAATCTAATGGAGTCGTTTATAAGAGAAAATGCCTTAGCAGGAATTCGTCCTGGAACACTTCTTATAAACGAACCTTTAAATACATACGATATTGTTCGAAACTTAGAAGCTAAAGGAATTGACCCAAGTGAAAGCTCAATACTCCGTCGAAACGATTTATTTCTCGGAGAGAAACCAAATAGACGAGCTGCAGCTTACCGCGCCGGTGGATTTGGTCCGTTAACTGAAAGTCGCGAACAGTTTGCTTTTGTTAATTCAGAGGGAAATATTGTACCCCTTCAACCGACTAGAGCTGCTGGTAGTTTAGCTGGCAAACTTCAAATAGAACCTGCTGAGGTTTTGATGACGCGAACTCGTCCTCCACGAATTTCTATTTCTCAGTCTCGCGAACCTTTAACTAGTAAAGCTTACTTTTCTTTAGATCCAGTAGCGGCTGCAACTGCTGGGTTAAAGGAATTAGGTGCGGGAATAAAGCAAGCACCTTCCTCGTTATTGCCCAGCGTGGCCGATTTAATTCCCAGCCCAGAAGCCATTCAAACCGGATACGCACAAGGTCCTGCAGCCATGGGTCAACAAATGGCTCAAGAGTTTGTACAAAGTTTACCCGCCACATTTGCCGCTACAAGTGTTTTAGCTACGCCTGTAGCAGCTCCTTTGGCTCCCGGTATCGGCGCTGGGCTTGTAGGTGCGGCAGGGGCTCGTGCGTTAAACGAAATAGTTCGTCAAGAAACAGGTGAAGGTATCGTACCTAAACTTCGGCAGTATATCGGAACTGCTCCGCGTACGGGTGCTGCCGCTAAACCCCGCGTGGGGGAACGGCCCCTTACTGCGCAGTTAAAGCCTTTAACTTCAGGACAACGTTCTGAGCTTCAGCGACAACAAAACAGAAACGAACTACAAAGGCGTATTGATTTATTTAGGGAACGAGTCAACCCTAGTCGAGGAGAATTTGGTCTTTCTGAGTTACTCTTTGGTCGTTGAATTTTTTAGCGCGTTTAAAATAAACTCTTCTTGTTTTTCAGGACCCCACTCAGTCCACGTCTTAAGATCAGGGTCTGTTTCATCCCAGTCAAAGATTAAATTTAAAGAATCGTCTTCGTTTTCGATTACGCGAAGATCGATTTTACGAAACCCATTGTCGTCTTTAAATTTGGTAAGTTCTTTCATTTAGAACCCTACATTTGTCTTTTATACTAAATAATAACAGCACGTTCCCCCCGTGGATCCTCAGGCTTTTCTAGAAGGCTTTTTAGCTGATCAACTTGTAGCAGGATCGCCAAGCTTCGACGTCAAGAGTAGCGGCGGGGATGCACGACGTGCTCGCAAAGGATTATCGCCGTCAGATGTGCAGCGGTTAATTGAAGCAAATCCTGATTTTGCCGATCAGATCCGTGAGATGTATTTACCTGGGGCGTCTTTGCCGACTTTAAAGCGTATTTAAATTTTTAGATTTCTTAACAAGTTTTGTAACGCTACAAGCTCTTAATTTACACAATTAATATCTAGCGTAATAGTAGTCGTCGTAACAGTATGACTACTATTGTGTATCGCGGTGTACCTTATGACCGCGAAATTCATCATAAAAAACATTTGGCTTGGTGGGTTTTTGTCCATAGGGCGACCTTATGGCTTACTTACCGTGGCGTAGAATATCGTCCCGGAACTGTAACGAAAGACGGTCCTTCAGTTTTTTGACAGTCGGACCGGTTGTTGGTATACTATGTACGCGTCAAACAACATCAAGTGACTTCTTACAATCGTATAAACATCAACACCGCTCACTTAATTCCTGCGGCTGCCCTGTGGCAAGGTCCAAAATTTATAACCGTTTTATTTAACTCCGCATTAAAGGGCTCTTTTTTACTTTTTATCGTATGGAGTGTTTCTGTCGTTATGTCCGCCACTCCTGTTTTTAATATTCGTGCTCGTGAACGTCAAAATCAATATCAACTTTGTATGGCTCAGTTTAAATTACAAGGTTCTTATACGACTAAGGATTTTACAGATACAAGTACTCGTTGCTGGGCACACGCTACTGTCCGCTCTTTCCAAAAAGAGACTCGTTGAGAATCAGAAGACTTTGTGAACAGCGCTTGCTTTATCTGGTGTAACACGGTTTACTGGGTACGGAATCGTCTCCACCTCGTGACTAAAGAGTTTTTACACGTCATTTGTCCGACTTGTCAAAAATCATTTGTTATTAAAGGTTCCCGCCTTCGGCGGTGGACTAAAGATAAACTTGCTAAACCAGATCTAGTAGGACCCTTTTGTGATTATTTATGTTCCAGTCGGTTCAACATCAGGCGAGCTACTGAAATTCGCGTTAGCCGAAACAAAAAGTAAGGTTGCGCTGGGTTTCTCGAATTACTGTTACTGTACTCAGCAGGCGCGTCTAGCCATCTGGTGAAGGCAGCGAACTCATAATTCGCCCGAGGTCAGTTCGATCCTGACGACGCGCACCATACGGCTCAGTGCTGAAATAGGTAAACAGAACGCACTTAAAATGCGTCGACCGTTATGGTCTTGCGGGTTCGAGTCCCGCCTGAGCTATTCGACTTTAAATACATGACTGACATCGCTAAATGTAGTATTGGTTCGTCGTGCGAACTAAGTTTTAATTGCTACCGCTATTTATGTACAAGCGGCCTTTTTCAGAGCTATATTTTGCCGCCAGACCCCGGCTTTCATTGTGAATACTACATTCCTGATCAAGAAAATTACATGGACTCCTTTAATTCAAGCTATCGTAAGTCAGCGAATACTAACTAATGATTGATACCAATTCCCGTTTGTCGGTTATTAAACGAGCAAAACCTGTTATTTCAGATTCCGTATTAATGTCTGCTGATTTTGTTGAACATCCCTTAGTTGAACGGACTTCTCGTGCGATCTCTGATTGGCATAGTGAGGTTGATTGGCCGCTTCACGTTGATCGAGCCATTCGCGCCCTTGAAATCGTGGCAGAGCACTTGAATCGAGAGGGATATCGGGACGCCTCCGAGTTTATTCAGTCAGCGGTGTGGAAAGAACCAAAACACCGAACGCGTGCTCAAAGTAGCTTTAAAGATACGTGATAAAACTTGCTGATACCTGATGACATCTCGGCACTGTTTTCCCGTACAGGCAACAATTTGTCCTGTTTGTAAACAACGGACCGTACTCACGATAGAAAGTCGATCAAATAAAGATAACTCTAGGCGGCGACGCAAAGAGTGTTCAGAGTGTAATCACAAATTTACAACGCATGAAGTATCTGAAGAATTTTATAAAACTGCTCTTACTAATAAAAGAGCTCTTGATACTATTATGAAGTGTTTAAACTTAAACGAATCTTCTCTAATTAACGATGAGCCCGATGGTTATGACTGCGGCGATTGTGTTCACATGCGTTCCTTTGGATGCGGTTTTGAGTTTCCCGACGCTGGAGGAGATTTTGCGAACGAATGTTCAATGTTCGAACTCGATAAAGGGTAAGATTTCGGCATCTCCAGATATTTATCTTGCGTTGCAACAAAAAAAGTAAGCTAAAAAAGTATTTTTTCTGTTTTTCAGTGTTGTTTGCGGCATTGCCTGTTTCAGATGACCCCCTCGGGTACTTCTTGCTTTTGATTTTAAGTTCGTCCACGGTGGCGGGGCTTGGTTTTGTGGTGTTTAAGAGGTTTTGGGAGTTTTTTCGGTGACTGACCCTATTCTTTCGCAATGCGCGGAGCTATACGAGACGACGGAAGGGACTCCGACAGACCGTATGAGTGTTGTGCTCGCATTTTTGGCGATTGAGCTGCAGCGTGACACGTTTCCGCACAACTACAAAGGAAATACTGAGCTATTTTTGGATGCTGTCGGGCTCCGAAAGCGGTTATTGGACGCCATTAGACTACATCCAGAGACTCGTACGGCAAGTTATGAGCCGGACTTGGCGAAACTTACAAGGGCGACACTTCGCCGCTTTAAAGCGTCCGAAGACCTTTAACGAAATTAAGCAGCTCCACGGGCTTCAACAGGATTACTCAGAGCTTGAGTGGGATCATCCCACTTTGGAGTCGCCTCTATCGAAAGCTAACCGTACGTTTGGGCGGTACATTCCCACCGCGTGGGATGACGAAGTTATAAGCGGTTATCGTGAGGGCAAGTATCAAAAGTATTACTAATCTGTTGTAGTTCCTGAATATTCAGCTCACACCAGGCTAATCGCGCTACTGTGTGTAGGTCCCTTTTGGACTACATCTTATGAACTTAAAATTTTCTATCGGTGACCGCGTTTTTAAGAAAAAGCCTTGTGCATCGTTGAAGGCGCCAAATTGGTCTGGCACCGTCGTGGGCTTTGTAGAGAAACCAAATCGGAATGGCGCTCGGCGGTATTTTTACGTTGTTAAAGTCGACAAGACGCAAAATCTTCAAGAGTGGGCGCCGGGAATCACATGCCTGCTGTCGGATCAAGAGGCGTCTAAAGTTGCTTTTAGATTCTGATCTAGGTCGCGTTTACTTTCAGTTCCTTCAAGTTCGTGCGATGTCACTCCCTGAAGCCCTCGTGGTAATGACAGCTATAATCTGCACAGCGATTGTCCTCCCTGAATTAATTCACAAACACTAGTGAAAGCGACTAATCACTATGACTGACCAATTTGTTAACGTCAACAAAATGGCGCCGATCACACCACCGCCGGAGCTGGTGCGCCACTGGTCCCGGTTCCAAGGCGACACCGATCCCGAAGCGCTGTGGTTCCGCATTGCCAACGAGGCCGCCCAATGGGGCGCTGACCAGGAGTTACTGGCTTGTGGAAATTACCTCAAGCAGTGCGCTGCGTGGGAGGAAGAGGATGTAACTGAGTTCTATAACTACCGCCGCCCGAGGCCACTGAGTTTGAAGGAACTGGCCTTGGAAAGTGTGAAACGATTTGAGAAGAGCGGTGAGTTTTTCTCGGACCAAATGCGTGAACTTGAGTTTATTCGTAAAGCACTGGAGACTATCGATGACTGATCAACACCCAATGACGCCACCCACAGAGCTTCTCACGAGGTGGGAAAACGACTGGTTTAACGAGCGTGAACACGCTGATGTCCTGCTGGTAAATGCATATGCCGCAGGTGCGCAAGCAGGCGCCGACCAGGAGCTGGAGGCGTGCTGCGAGTGGCTTCACTGGCAGAACCTGGCCACGCATTCCGAGCTGATCCCCTCGCTCCGCGCCCGCCGCCGCCCCAAGCCGCCGAGCTTGAAGGAGCAGGCGTTACAAGCACTTTCTGAAGCCATCAAAATGGCTGATGACACCCCGCCAGAGGGGATTTGCTCGGACCAAGCAAACATTATTCGCCGCGCCCTGGAGCAGCTCGATGACTGACTTCCGAGCGCTGTGCGCTGAGCTCCTAGAGGCAATTGAAGATGACGTTATTGACACCAACGACGGGCCAAGATTTCAGGCTGTAGTGGATCGCGCCAGTGCCGCATTGGCCCAGCCCGAGCCGCCGAGCTTGAAGGAGCAGGCGCTTGGTGCTCTCTATGCCATTGCCACTGGCGCTGACGACACCAGAGAGTTTCACCAAGACATTGAGACTATCAAGGAAGCTCTTGAATCCCAGCCCGATTAGTCAACATCACTTCTATGACTGAACTTTCTCCCGCTGCTGAAGCCGTGCTTGACGCAGCGTTGCCACACGTAGTTCACCGCTACTCCGTTGCCGCCGCCCTGCGTGTGATCTCCGAGTTTATACGATTGGACCAACCACTCGGGGATACTGCCGCCGACGCCGGTGTCTTTACAGCACACCAGTTCATCCACGGCTACATCGCAGAAATAGCTGACGAGCTGGAAGCCCAGCAGCCGGAGCAACTAACTATGTCCAATTTTGCGCCAAATTAGGAGATTAATGCTGATGACTGATCCCTTATGGCTACAACTTCGCAATAACCCAAGCCTGTTTTGTCTTCACATACATGCAGGCCAAGCGGCGGTGCTGCTGCACGAGATTGCCGATCACATCGAAAAACGAGGTGAACAGCAGCTAGATCTCGACCCGGGGGAGACCTCAGATTGGTTGCGAGCTGAAGCGTCAATTGCCGAGTATCATGCGATAGAACGTCGTGCTCATGAAGCTAAAATAAAATCAAATCTTAGTCACTAATGCAGTTATTCAACTATTTACATCGTGAAGATTTCGGACACGAGTGGCACATACAATTATTTAAAATTTCTTCAAGTTTTTGTGTTTTAGATGCTTATGTTCAATGGGATGACTTTCCCTCTCCAGAGTTATTACCTCTTTTTCTGATTAATTTTGGATCAAGATCTCTCTGCGGATTTTGTTTTAGATGGAAGTGGCTTGAAGTGAGCGGACACTTTATGGTGTATAAACCACGTGACTTTAGATGGTACAAGAAATACGAGTAAATGGAACCAAATAAAAATGACGGGACGATCCAGCTACTCACCGACAATCAAGGTTTTTATATTGCGTACCACGCGTGGCGAACAATATGCGCTACTAAAGATTTAAATGCTGCGCAGCGCGTTTTGGCGTATCATTTGAAGCACGCGCCCGGTACACAGGTTGTAGGATTTTGGAAAATCAAAGCATCTGAAACCTAATTTAAATTAGTTAACTATGCCAAAATTACCTCACCAAGAATGGAATTTTAACGCTAAAGCAGAAGAAACTTTTAATAAATGGTTTCACGACAATTACGGACCTTTTTCTGTTAGAAGTGAATATTATTATTCGGACTGCGAAGTAGAAGATTCTAAAACTTTGCAGGACTTAATGTATAAATGGATCCATGTAGCGTTTGTCACCGGCTATGAATACGGAAAATCAGACGGATGTACTTGAGGAATACTGCTACTGGTTTTTAACCAGTTGTACCTCTGTGGGGCGCATCCCCTTCGAAAAACCGATCTGGCATATTGAGAACATTACGTCTGTTCTTATGCACCGAGAGGGGCAGTTTCAAACGCAGATGTTTATTGTTCCACCGCACACAATTGTTCCGGAGCACACGCACCCAAACGTAGATAGCTACGAAATTTATGGCGGCGGCGAGATTAGGTTTTCGCACAGCGGCAAACTACTGTCAGCGGACGATGAGTGCAAAAAAGACCCTACAAGCCCCATGGGTTTGTCGACTTTACACCGCACGGTAATTCGAGTTAAACCAAATGATGTCCACGGTGGGTTTACCGGGGAAAACGGCGGCGTGTTTTTTTCTGTTCAGCATTGGCTAAACGATGTTGAACCGCATTGTGTTGCAGCGGATTACATCGGTAAAACGATGGGCGAACACCATTTAAAATCCGTAAAGTTCGGGGACGCTTATTTTGATGGCTGTTTGTCAAAGCAAGACGCTGCTTCTGGCAATAAAGGTAAGCTAGGCTAAGTTAATTTTAAATTCCTATGAATACTGAAACTCAAGCCCCCTTGTGGGCAACTCTTGCTCAAGAAAACTATCTGTCGGAGCTAAGCTCTGTTCAAATAACTGCTTTGATTAAAATATTTGCTGAGTACTTAGAAAACTCGTGCGGCCCTTCTATTCAGACTTGGCATCTGCGTAACGAAGCTGAGCACGCTAATAGGGTACACAGAGATCTTGTACGTCATAATATTAGTCGACACTTGGTATAGGTTGTTTTTGTCGTTTAATAATTTCTCTGTAAGCCAAAGCAGGGTTAGCCCGCGCCCATTCAGCGAGAGCATCTCCTGTTAGGTTCGTTTCTTGCATACGTTGCTGTAGAGCACCGGATGCTACCATTTCGCGACCTAGTTGTTCTTGAGCTTGATAGAAATCAGACAACGAAACCCCCGTGGGCGCAGCAAACTCTGACTTAGCAGCTTCAAGAACCTGAGTGCTTAAGGGTCTTGGTGTAGGAGGAGCGGCAGCAACTACAGGCACAACACGGGCGGATTGCTGCGGAGTAGGGGTGTAAAACTGAGCTTGTGTTGTCGAAGTATCCACGCGGGGGCCTCTTGTTGTTGGTGCTGCTTGCATTCCCCCTGGTTGTGAACGCTGAGCAAAATACCGCTCGGATTCTTCGATTAATTGGCGCTCACGCTCTGGACTAACACCAGCAGACCCCGCATCCAACGCGTTTAAAAAGAGCCCTATCTTGGGTCCTAAGGTCATATACTCTACACGTGCTCTATCCTCTGGGGGAAGAGTTTTTCCAGCAATGGCCATTGCCGCTTCAGTTGCAGCAATCGATAAGGCATTAGCAGGATTTAATGGGTTAAATCCTTTACCGAGTCTTCCGAGTGCTGTTGTAGGTTGCCTTGTTTTAAAAGGGTTTATCGCAGTGGGGATTTTGTTCCACACTTGACCTGCAAAGCGTTGTACAGGCGATGGTACATTAGCTCTTAAACGATTTAAAACCTCTAGAGGATTCACGTAGCGACTACCCTATTTACTTTATTTTATGTCCTGGGACAAACGATTTTTAGAATTAGCCAGACATATCTCTACATGGAGTAAAGATCCATCGACGCAAGTTGGCGCAGTCGCTGTTCGCGAACGGCGAATATTAGCTACGGGATACAACGGATTCCCACGTGGGGTTGCAGATCTACCGGGCCGTTTACTTGACCGCAAAGAAAAACTCTTACGTACGGTACACGCTGAAGCAAATATTGTCGCTCAGTGCTCTAAGCACGGCGTCAGTTTGGAGGCTTCCACGGTTTATATTTGGCCTTTTTTACCTTGTGCCAACTGTTGCACATTGTTAATTCAAACCGGTGTACGTCGTATCGTTACTCCAAACACACCGATTCCGGACCGTTGGTACGAAAGCTTTACAGCATCCGTGGAGATGCTCAAAGAGGCAGAAGTTGATCTTGTTTTATTGTCTGATTAAACCCGCCTTGTGAGGTTGCGCTGCCTGGTGGTGCCAGAACGCGTTAGGTGTTGCTTGTGTTGATTGCGGCAAACATATTGTCAAATGGGTGAATCTCCCCGATTTCGTATTTTAAAGATTTTATATAACTGAAAAGCTTTTGTTTTTCGGTTTCGTAATGAGAGTCATTATTAGCTTCGAAGATCAGGGGCGGGAATTTATTGCGGGTCAATGTGTACATTGCGCCTTTAAGAGCTTTAAGTTCGTTCCCTTCAATGTCTAGTTTGATCAGCCCGACATTGTTGAAGTGGTACTGATCGAGGGTGCGTGTCTTTGTAATCTCTTCGCTAAGAACTTTGACACAAGGCGGTTTATTTAAAGTTGTACCTCCACCGTCTTCGGACACAACGTAAAGAGTTTTGGTTTGGTTCGCACCTGCTGGATCGGTTACAGCGCGGTGGTATGGGTAAACGTTTGTTTTTTCGTTGATAAATAGATTGCCACAGAGTTGTTGAAACGTACGACGCTGGGCTTCAAAAGCATGAACTTCTTTGAAGTAGTCCGCTAGTAATACTGAGTACGCGCCCATATGTGCGCCACAGTCTATGAAGATTTTTTCTTTGTCGCCGAAAGTCTGAGCAGCCCAATTAATAATCGGCACTTCAGGGACACCAACTTGGTGCATCTGACAGCGGCCAGAGTCATCGTCGTGCATTAAAAATGCGAGGTCTGGTGTGGGAACGATTAGTCGCTTCTCCGGACCCCAGAAGTAAGTCGCCACTCAAGTTTAGGATTAGTGCTAATATGATAACAGCCACGGTCAAGAATGACTATACCTGTATTAGGCACAGCGGTCGTAAATGCTCCTCATTGGGTGTATCGTTTATTTTACAGTATTGATTATCCTGTAGATACCTTTGTCGTATTCAATAACAACGGACGCAACCAGATTACGGAGGAGCTTGACTTACTTACAAAAGTACCACACAAATATGTAAAGCGGGTGGTTGTTACGCACATGCCGTCAAACTACGGCTGCTCTGGGGCTTGGAACTTAATTATCAAGTCCTTTATGAATGCGCCGTATTGGATCATAACAAACCACGACCTTATGTACACGCCAGGGTTTCTGGCAAAAGCTGTGGAGAACGCGCAGGATGCAGAAATAGGTATCGTCCACGGAGACAACGGAAGCTGGGATTTTTTCCTTCTAAAGGACTGGGTAGTGCAGCAGTACGGTTTGTTTGATGAAAATTTATATCCGGCGTACTGCGAAGATATGGACTACGGAATGCGTTTTAAACACAAGGAACTAAAACGTTGTATGTCTGTTGGTCTCCCGTATTACCACGGTGAAACATCAGGGGACTATAAAGATGGTTCGCAGACGTGGAGAAGTGAACCAGACCTAGCGCAAGGAATTCATTATGCGCATGAGATGAATAAACAGTATCTACACGCTAAGTGGAATCCAGCGTGGCAAGCCCACGTTGAAGGTGAGGTATATAAAACACCTTTTAATAATCCAACACTTCCTATTGACTTCACAACATATGACCTTCATTTTGTCCGTAGTAAAAATTTAGGTTTTTAGAATGTCAGATTTTCCTTGTACTCAATGTGGTCTGTGTTGTCGCTTAGTCGCAACCGCACTCGCTAATAAAGATCAATGGAAAGATCCTTTAATACGAGCTGCGTTGGATGCGTTTCCTTATGAGACGGATGAAAACGGTGCTTGTAAAATGCTCATAGATAATAAATGTTCTGTTTACGAAAATAGACCTATTGTTTGCAATATAGATAAAATGGCGGCATTGCGTGGCATAGACAAAAAACAATGGTATCGTTTATCTGCAGCAAGTTGCAATTATTTAATTCGAGAGAGCGGATTTGACAAATCTTATTTGATTAAGGATTATGATCTGGAGTAGTAGCTCAACATATTGGTAGGGGAATGCCGTTTTATTCTTCTTATCCCAGCTGCGGTCGATTGATTAATCGTCTTAGAGACGTTCTAGATTCTCGCGGTTTATCATCTTTTAAGTTAAGTAAGTTAACTAAACTTTCACCTACTACTACCCGTAAAATTTATACGGATCAGGATTACATTCCATCTCCGGATGTACTGGAGCGGATTTGCTTAGGACTTCAGATCCAACCTGGCGATATTTTAGAGATTACCTCTAAACTAGAACTAGAAGTAATGGTGTGTTCCGGTGTTCTCTCCTCAGGACTATGAATTAGCGGCTCGTATTGTTGGGCTTCCTTGTCCTCAGACACCGGCTGAGCGTGCGGCGGCTACACCAATGACTTCGGTTATTTTAAAAAATTTTTATAAAGCCGCTCCTCCCATGCCCGGGCGCGAAGCTGAAGGAATGATCACAAGTCCGACGCGATCACTAAATGCTTATCCAGCGAATACTCAGCCTGAAGCTCGTATTCAATTAAACAGGCGGTTACAAGCCGGTGTGGTTAATGAGTCGGATGAGCAAGAAGTTATTGATTTGATGATGTTAATTGCTAATAACCCCCAGATAATGGCGATGTTCATGGACTTTTTACAGAATATTAATGCTGATGCTGAGTATGGGGGTGAATATTTAAGCCAGCAACGCCCTCTTGAGTACGATCTTCCTAATTATGGTGGTCAGTATTCCGTTTTGAATGCTCCGAGTAGTTCGACCATTCCTGCTTCTGTTCGTTACCAGGAGCTCGGATAATCGTGACATTTAGGGAAGAACAACTACGAGAGCGTGACGTTCGAAAGACGGCTCCTTTGTTGAATCCGTCTAGTTTCTTGGAATTATATATTGCATCTAATTTTCCACAAACTGCTGCATTACCTTCAGAAAAACAACAATTACTGGGCGTAATGCCGCAGGCTTCGGAAGAAGATGTAAACTATAAAAAGAAGCCTTTATCAGGCACCTCTTACGATAACCCTGCTGGTTATTAGTTGTGAATCCTGTAGTAGCTGGTTTAGGAAGCGCTCTAAAAGGAGGCGCCAGCATGGTCGGCGGAGCGATGAGACAAGGAGCTAATGTTGCCGGTGGTCTCGCAGGTGCTTTGGCCACGCAAATTGCTGCGGATCAATTATCTGATCGACTGTTCACGCCAGTTGTACCTGGTGCTGCAGCATCTGCTGCACCAGCTGGAAAAGGATTTTTAACGACGAGTTCCGAACAACTATCTATTTATCAGTGGGTTGTTAGCGAAAACCAGCGTCGTAGACAATTAAATTTTTTATCTCAGTTTGTTGGTGGTGAGGAATTACCCGAATTAGACCCAGCCTCGGTTATTGCAGCGTATTCTCAAACAAAAGAACGTGAGCTGGGGGGCGCCACAGAGCGCAAAATTCAGGAGATTGAAGCCCAGCGTGGGTTTGACGTTCAAATTGCAGAAATTGCTCGTCAGGCTGAAATAGAGAAACAACGTTTAGCTTCTGAGGCTCAAGTTTCTGCTCAGCGTGAGCGATCCCTGGGCGACGTCCAGCGTCAACGTGTAGAATCTAGTTACGGAACTGCCTCTAACTTGTTAAATCAAGCTATTAAAGATGTGGTTGCGAGGGAGCGTTATGAAAATAACACTGCTCTTGCTGAACTAGCCCGAGCCATTTGAGGAGACAAAAAATGACAAGTTCCTTCTTTCCTCTCGCGGCTCCTGTTAACCCTTTTGATCGTACTAACCCCTTAGAAGCATTAGCGAGTGCTAGTGCCCTTATGCAGCAATCGAAACCTATGCCCACCGTGGGCGAAGAGCGTACTATACCGATCGGTACACAGTATTACACAGGTAAGAATTACGGGTTCCAAACGCCGGGTGCTTTAGCCAATATTCCCGTTGAGCGAGCATCGGGTGATCGCATGGAGCAAGCGTACTTCCGCGAGTTACAAAAAAATTTAAAAAATAAAGATGCAATGGATCGCCAACAAGCAGATCAACGGGGACAAGAGACACCTACGTCTACGGGGCAACCCTCTCAGAAACCTGGGGCACAAAAGACAGATCCTGAGATTGATGAGTACAACAAAATTCTTCGTGAGTTAACCTTAAATCCTGAACTTCGGGCAAAGCTCGGGGCACAAGATACAGCTGAGTTTATAAAGAGGTCATTAGTAACACAAGCGTTATCTCTTGAGCAAAGTCGTGAAAATACTCGGCGTCAACTTGAAGTTCAAAATATACAAGCGTGGCGTGATTTAGAGCGTGCTCGAATTGAGGCTAATTCGCGTCAAGCATTAGCGTTCGGTCAGACTATTGCGTTAGCTATGGTGCCAAACCAAGGGTTAATGCAGGGCATGAACCAAGCGTTTGCAAATGCCATGACTCCTTTTGTTTCTAGAGGCGCGTAAATATGGATCCGGGAACAGCCACTCTTATTGCAGCTGGTATTAGCACTGCGGGGGGTATAGGAAGCGCACTGTTTGCTCCTAAGCCTCAGGCTTCTAGTCCGGGTGCCGTCTACGACTACGCAAGTCTTTATGCCGGTCAGTTACTTCCCGGTAACACACTTTTGACTTCAGCTGCCATGGAGCTCGCATCCTCCATGGCACCGTACTTAGGTACTGTCGCCGCGCAAACACGCGGCCTTGGTGAAGCAGCTTCTCAACAGTTTGAAGTCGCCAAACAAAAAGAACAGTCTTTAGCAGGGCTTCAAACAGGTATTGCATCGCAGCTTGCGAGTAGTGCTATTGGGCTGGGAGATTTAGCGGGTAAAGCTAAGTTGTCTATGGAGATGCTGGGTCCTGAAACAGGTGCAGCGTTAACCCGTCAGTATGCCCAAGGAGTTCAAGAATTAGCTACCGAAGGTTTAAAGGGCCAGACACAGCTTTTAACTCCAGCTGCCACTGCGTTTGCCACAATGGCAACAGAAGCGCAACGTGCGTCAAATCAATTAGCTAGTAACATCGCTTCTACAAATTTAAAAATTAAAGAGCGGCAAGAAGATACGCGTAATGCTCTTGCGTTGCAACGCGGGAATATTGAAGGGCAGTTAGCCCTCAAGCGATTTGGTGCCGGTATGGCACTTGCCGGTCAACGTTCATATGCATGATAAAAGCTCAAATTGGAGACTCCACGACTGTTGCATCGTGGTTAGATAGTCTTGATAAATCGCAAAAAGACGCTTTTATTTTCTACGCCAAAAACGCAACTAGTGATATTGAGGCGTATTTATATGCTCGATTTTTAAACCCTGGGTATCGGGGTAGTATTTCTGATTTAACTGCTTGGGTTCAAGAAAAGTACCCTAAAGAAGATCTACGTAAAATTCTTCTAACAGAAATCGACGGCACCAAGCAGGACATTGATAATGTGCGCAATATGACCGCGACAGGCATGTTAGATCATGCCACGGCGGCCACAAAATTGTCCGCGCTGCAGAAAGAACTTCGCTCACACATTCAAGCTGTACGTGCCATCTCTGACGGATTGGATCGACGTGGACTTTTATTAGCCGGGGCAGATCGTTGTTTGCGTGAACTTATGCAAACATTCGATGGGCAACCTGGGATACAAGCTTTGTTAGATGATTCGTCATTGTTGGTTTGGTCGACCATTGAACGTGAAGAGAAATCCTAATTAACCGGACTTAACTTTCGCATAACTGACTCAAGAGGACAACGCATAATACCGATAAAAGCATCATTTACACCTAGGGATAAAACTAACTCAGTGTTCTCTACATATCCCCCGAACGGCAGGATTACAGCGGGTTGATTTGATACAGGTGTCCCACCATAATCCGTCCAATGAATAAGTTCATCGTCAAGGGAACCTGAGAATAAAGACTCATTTATAACGTGCGTAATCTTAGTAAAAGCTTTATCCACTAAGTAAGCGCTTAAGTGGTACAGCAAATAGTTGCTACCGTCAGGTTTTCTGGCGACGTGTTTCCAATGGTAGAAAACAAGATGAGCATAACCTAGGTCAATAGGCGCGAGAGAATTAAAAGTAGGTGCTCCTCCGGTTACTGAGTCGAGAACAGTAGAGTCAATCGTGATTTTTGGGGTTTTTTCGCACTCAATTTCTAAAGGTCTTGTCGAATAAAGGCAGCGTAATTCATCCGCGTGGCTAAAAAAGCACCAGTTTTTTTCTGTTTTATCTTTTTCGCGATTACCGCCAATAGGAGGTATTGCAGCTCTAATGGCTTCCCCTAGTTCATCTATATAACAAACGATAACTTTAGGGTTATCAAAGAAATTTTTACCCCCTTTGTTATGTCGACTTGCGTATGTTGACGCAACAAATTGAACGTATAGTTCGCTGTCCGGACCTACAAATAATCGAGGATCTTCGTAACTTGCCCTGTGTTTTTTAGGTCTTAAATTTTTTGCGCCGACGATTGTTTTATCATCGTGCAATAAGCCCAAGTAAATTTCAGTTGGTTTGTCGTTTAAGTAGAAGTAATTGTTGTCCCACCGAAATCCGAAAGGTTCCGGTTGTGATCTCCAAGCTATATACGTTTTATCGTTGTGTCTAAGAATCGATGGGCTGAAGTTTGCTGTGGAACCTTCCGGTAGCCCATAGTTAATGCGCGTAAATATGCCGTTTAGTTTTTCGGCTTGGGTATATACATTGGGTATACCCGACGATGCCCGTCTAATAGGGAAGAGGACACTGCTGTGCGTGTGAAAAAATCGTGTAGTTGATTGCATGAGTCAGACCAGTAAATCTTCGATGGCTTTGGAGAATCCGGCAGCTACGTGCTCCCAGCGATATTCGGGTCGTTGCGTGACGGCAAAACAGGCGTCCGCAACTTCGTCGTAAATACTTTTTTCGTAGTAAAGCTCATCAAGTTTTGCTACTACATCGTCGATATCCACGAGCCCCCGTTCAACCCCCAAGTCCTTA